CATGAGGTTTACCTCGGTTGCTACAATACATCAAAGCATAAGAGGCGCCTTGGGGAGTTGCTCAAGCATCAACTGATTAACCACTGTTCTGGTTATGTCCCTGATGGGCGTGTCAAGTACACTGTTCATGGGACCCGGATGAGTGGCGATATGAACACATCATTGGGCAACTGCGTCCTGATGTGTGCTATGATGAAAGCATACTTTTTGGTACGGAATGTGAACGCACAACTTGCTAATAATGGGGACGATTGTGTTGTGTTCCTTGAGCGGTCTGATTTAGATCGTTTCTCCGAGGGACTTACCGACTGGTTCCTAAGTATGGGGTTTAACATGGTTGTTGAAGCACCCGTCTTTGAGTTTGGCCAACTTGAATTTTGCCAGACGAAGCCTATCTTTGATGGCGAGACGTGGATTATGTGTCGCAACCCCCATACAGCTATTGCGAAGGATTCCGTGATGTTGAAGAACTGGGACTCTGCCAGTGTCTTTAAGGGTTGGCTGGATGCGGTTGGTACGGGTGGGCTGGCTCTCTCCAGTCGGCTCCCTGTGTTCCAGTCGTTGTATTGTAGTTATGTTCGATCAGGTAAGAAGCGTCCCATTCCGAAGGATCTACTTCCTTGGAGCTTCCGGAAAATGGGTGATGGCATAATCCGTACTCCTGGTATTGTTCTACCGGAGGCCCGTGCTTCGTTTTGGGAGTCCTTTGACATTACCCCAGACGAGCAACTTAGCTTAGAGAGCTATTATGATGGGTTGGTTATCCGTGCCACACCTGGACCCTATCGGGGTCGGCCTATATTTGTATAGGCCATCACACGCAGGGTTTGAAAGGTGAGTCACGCCACCTCGTCCCGAGTTATTGGGGTTCATCGTTTAACCAACTAAATCCAATTTGATGGGCTAATATAAATGCCAAGAGACTGCACTGCCATCAATGTAGATTGTCCCCAGGATGAACAGTCCGGTTGTGTTGCCGGATCCCATACAAAACACGTAACTGAAGGTTATTCAATATGTCGCAATCTAAGAAGTTGACGGTTGGCCAAGTGACCAGCTTAATTAATTCAAAGTTATCCGCAAATAAGAAGATAAAGAAGCGGCCACGTAAACAGCGTTCTCAAGATACGGGTGATATCCGTACTGTCCGCCAAGCTGCACCTGCTGCGGCTGGGGACATTGTCTCTAGACCCCGTTCAATGCCGAGGATGCAAACCCGTAATGGCGGGTTTTATGTTTGTAACACTGAACTCGTCATTGAGCTCAATTCACCTGCGGTTTTAGGTGCTTTTCAGAACGTTCAACATTTCACTCATCCATCGTTCTGCACCTGGCTCAATACTATTGGGCTTAATTTTAGTAAGTTTAGGTGGATTCGTGCTAGGTATATTTATATACCTGGCACGCCTACTACCACCGCAGGGCGTGTTACTCTTGGTATGTCCTATGACACTGTTGATGTTGCGCCTACGACCACTATCGCTGCGTCGGCCGCGTACAAGTCCGTGTCTTGCCCTGTATGGGCAGGATACGAGGGTTCCACATTGCTTAATAATCTATCAACTCCTGTCGGCTCAATTGGTGGGGCAGTCGCTATTGATATAGATACCAATCGGTTTGCTAACCCTTGGTATAAAATTCAAGCTGGCGGTACCATTACTGGGTTCACTCTTACGGATAGGAATATGTATGTGCCTTGTACCCTCAATCTCTCTATGCTTGGTGGGCCCGTCTCCGCGTTGATGGGTTCCATCTATTTACAGTATGAGGTTGAGATGATTGAGCCTATTATTGCTCTCGCGAATGCTTAAAATCCTTCTGTCCCCAGGGCACTTTAGTGTGGGTGAGTAACGACACCCGGGCCCGAGTTTGTATCCGTTGACTGGAACGTAACCAGCGTGTGAGCTGCCACTATGCAGTTATCCTGGACCGAAATGTAGGCTACCGGCTGGCTCCTGGGCTGCGTAATTCGCAGTTGTGGGCCAGATGGGACCGGAATGTTGAGAGATAGGTCATCAGGTAAAAATAGTGCTCTTCCCGGTGGAGTTTAACTACTGGGGCTCGTAGCTGAGTATAAAAAGTACCCAGTGGGAC